GGAGAGCAGATTGCCGATCATGCGCAGCTCATCAGGATGCACCTCGCGGGTGAAGCGATGGCCAGCGCAGTTGGCGGTCTGGTAGGCGCCCATATCCAGAATGAGGCTGGGGACATCCACGCCATTTTCCAGCGGACGTTCGAAAGCCGCCGCCGGCGGGGCAGCGCCTGCCTTGGGTTCTTTCTGAATACCGCTACCACGGGAAGGTTGCAGCGTGGGATTGCGGGGCGCGGAGTCACTCATAGCTTCGTATCCAGGTGCATGGTCTTGAGGAGGATTTCCAGCGACTCGTTGGCCTTGACGCGGGTCGGGTTGACCTTGATCGCATCCTGACTGGCGCGGCCAGTTTCGAGAATGGAGCGCGACATGGCACGGTACGCTTTGGCGTCACCGCCACGGAACTTGATCAGCTCTTCGATGGAGCGATCTTGTCCCTGGGCGAACAGGCCTTGGATTTCCGGGAAGGACAGCTTGGAACCCTTGGACGGACCGGCCGGCTGACCGGTCAGTTCATCCACGTGCAGGTTGCTGTCGGGAATGGAGATCTTCTTGAGCAGCATCTGCTGCTGTCGACGTAGCGGAGCCCAGCCGATCAGATACTCCTCATTGGTGAGGAAGGTCATGCCGGTGGTCGGATCGGTCTTGATCAACCGCTGGAAGATCTTGCAGCCGATCTTCTTGCAGTTGTCCAGATTGCGCTGCTGATCCAGCGAATACTTCGGGTCCATGTTACTGACCGTCAGTGGCAGGACCACGGTACGATCGCGAAGGCCCCGCATGTAATTGGCAAAGTCTGCGTCGGAGAGCGCATCGAGCTGCTCTTTCAACGTCGCAGCATTGGGTGAACCGGGGATGGGCATGTCAATGAGCTTGACCGCCAGTGCGGTAGCAACGGCACGATTCATGAGGGAATCCTTGAGGCTAAAAGTCTGTCAAACAATAGAGACAGACATAACCGACGTCCCGAAAGACGTCGGTTTCAAAAGTCTAGATTGTCAGTGTACATGCGTGCGTTTGCATGGTGAGGTCGACTGGCAGGTTGTGCGCAACCAGATGGGGAATGATCAGATTACTGACCATGGCCACCCAACTGTCAAACTCGGTCTCGTACATCAGCGCCGTGCGCCACTGCATCGTGCAATGAGGCAAAGTGGCCAGCTGGTAGCAGAGCCAGTGATTCATCGTCCGCAACTGGTTGGGGACTGACGGATCACCGTTATCTGCGTATAGCGCATGGAAGCGCTCAGCTGCAGCAGGATTACGGATGGCGAGCATGGTGCGTACGGCACAGCTAACCAAGAAAGGGGAGGTGTGTTGATGGTTCATGATACTACCCATACGGGTATTGAAGGACAGTGGGAAGGGGCCTTCTGAAATGCTGTTACGTCATCACCGTACTTTGCGGTGAATCTTAATGGTCCGGAAGGAGGGACTCGAACCCTCACGGTTTTACCCGGCAGATTTTGAGTCTGCTGTGACTACCAATTCCACCACTTCCGGTTTAAATCCAGCAATGCCGGGAGGTCCAGCCGAAGCTGTGCCGCCTCCCGGCACTACAGGTTACGCGGCGATCTTCATCAGATCGGCCGGATTGATCGGCGCACGCGCGGCCTTGAACTTTTCCATCGCGTCCTTGTCCGACAGCGCCGGCATCCAGAACGGATGGTACAAGCCCTTACGCATACGCATCAGGTCGTAGGTCGACAGCGCCAGCTTCTCTTCGAACGGCTCATCTTCCTTGAAGACCCAGTGGCCGCGGGTTTCGCCCAGGAGCACGTCCCAGTCGTAGCCCATTGCCTTCAGATCGTTGAACAGTTCCTTCGGGGTGCAGAACACACCTTCCGGGTCCTGCCACAGCTGACGCATCTGCAACATCTGCGAGGTGATTTCCAGCGCACGACGCAGCTTGTAGTTCTCGTCGATCTTGGCACGCACGGTGGTGCGCGACAGGCTGACGTCCGGCAGCAGTTCCAGGAAGTAGTTGCGATCATTACCGCCCAGGCCGAAGCGCTCGTTGGATTTGATCATGTGGAATTCGGTCAGCGAGGCGAGCACGCCTTCGCGCTGACTGAGCACTACTTCGAACGGCAGGCCGGTCGGACCGTTCTTGCCGCGCAGGTTCTGCACGAGGATG